TTGTTCTCTTTTAAGAGTTGATTTTTTCAAATACTCTTGTTTAGCACGAAGATGTTCAATTTGTTTTGTTTTGATAACTTTGTGTTTGTAACGTTTTAAAGCTTTTTCTAAACTTTCACCTTTTCCAATTATTATTTTTATCATATAAAAAATGTGTGTTATTGATATAAATATACAAATAAATTTAAATTTGTTAATAAGTATTTTTTTATTATATTTTCACTACAACAAATAAACATTTCACAAATGAAAAAGAATGAAAAAAGGAAAAACATCAAAATTGGAATTATTCCAAGATGCTAAGTGTTATTACGGTAGTGTGGACGCGACAGAATTAAAATCAATTTATTTAGTATTACAAACATGGGTCAAACCAACACAAGAAAAAGATAATTGGGATAGAGTGGTTGGAACAATATCTCGTAACATAAAACATAAAGTTTTAGAAATTTATAATAAATCAATATTCAAAGAACATTGTATTGTTGATTTAGATTTAAGGACAAGTGGAATTAAAATTGACAAAGCAAGTTTTTTAAATCTTGAAATAACATTTTTTACTAAAGAAAATCTTGAATTCAAATCAGACGAATTATCAAATGAACTTAACCATATATTAAAAGAAGTTCATGACAATGTATTAAAGAAATCAAAATATTTTACCATCCAATATGCCAAAAGTAAGTTAAAAAGTAAAAACTTTGAGATATTCTAATATTTATCTATAAATATTTTAATATGAAGATACTTAAACCGAATGAAATAGGTAAAGGAATATTGATAGAATATGATGCAGGTCATATATCTATGAAAAATGCCGTAGATAATGATTTTGTTAATGAACAAAAATCACAATTAGACCACTCTAAACCATTTGTATTTTACGCAACATTACAAAAGTATGGTACACCAAATAGAAATGGTCGTGTATATCCTGAAAATATATTAAAAAGAGAAGCTGAAAAATATAAACAAACAATATCTAAAGGTTTGGCAACATCTGAACTTAACCACCCTGAATCATCTTTGATTGATTTGGACAGAGTATCACACATTATTGATGATATATGGTGGGAGGACAATGTTCTTATAGGTAAACTAAGATTGTTGACAACACCAGGTTTTCATGAAAGAGGTATTGTATCATCTAAGGGTGATGTGGCAGCAAACTTAATGAGACAAGGTGTTACGATGGGGGTTTCTTCACGTGGTGTTGGTTCCTTAGCAAAAAAAGGTGAACATAATGAAGTTCAAAATGATTATGAAATGATTTGTTTTGACTTAGTTATGAATCCATCTACACCTGGTGCATATCTATTTGTTAATAAAGATGACCGTCACAAATATGATGAAAATCTTGAAGAAGAAAAAAAATCAAAAGAAAATGGAAGAATTGATGGTGGTATTAGTAAATCGCTTGACTTAATGGGAAAATTGAACGATTTTTTGGGATATAGATAAAATTATTATTATGGACGAAAAATATTTTGTAGCAAAAATTCAGTATGACCTGATTGATGAAAACTCAGGAAAAATCAAAAAAGTTAGAGAAGAGAAATTAGTTAAAGGTTACAGCGTAACAGACGTTGAAGCGAAAGTAACTGAGAAATTTAAAGCGTTTCAACACGATTGGCGAATAACGGCAGTCAGTGAAAGTAAAATTGACGAAGTTTTTGAGTAAGTTAAAACCCGAGAAATCGGGTTTTTTTTATTTTATTATGTCACCATTTATGATTTTTTTGATTAAGGGCATATTTATAGTGTAAATAAAAAATATTTTATTATACAAAAAATGAGCGAAAAAAAATCATTAGTTGAGGAAGCGTTGTTACAAATGAAAAATTTGGAACACGTTGTCACTGAAAACGCAAAAGGAATACTTGCTTCTACAATGAAGGAAGAAATCGAAGAGTTAGTAAAAGAGTCTCTTGACGAGACTGAAATGTATGCTGAAGATGAAGATGAAGATTCATTGGATGCTATGGGTATTGAAGAACCTATGATGGGTGATGAAATGCCTGATGATTCAAATTCTATGAATATGGATGACATGGGATTAGAAGATGATGAAGATGAGGATGAACTAGAACCGTTAGATATGACGGGAGCATCTATGGAAGAAATTATGGCAGTACTTAACGGTATGGGCGATAATGACGGAGTTATCATTAAGAAAACTGGTGAAGATTTAGATGTAGACAAAATTACTTTTCAAGACGAAGACATGATGAAATCATTAGGAGAGTCATATGATGACGCCGATGGTGATACTAATGAATCAGTTGACGAAGAAATTGTTTACGAAATTGAATTAGGTGAAGATGATAATGTTGATGAAGATGACTCTACAGTAACGGAATCTAGTATGATGGTTAAACCAAAAGGTTTGGGTATGGGAAAAGCTAAATCAGAATTACCAACAGGTAAAGTCAACATGAAAGGTTTTAAAGAAGATATGTCACAACATAAAGAAAGCTTTAAAGGTCCTAAGAAATTTGAATTTAAGGAAGGTGAAGATGCAGATGTTGAACCAAAAGAAACTGAAACAAAAGAAGCATCAAGAACCTACGGAAATGGAAGTAGAAATTTTCCAAAAAGAAAAGGTCTTCCAAAGATGAAGGTTATTACAAATTCTGCTTTACAAGAAGAAGTTGAAAACTTAAGAGCTAAGAATGAGGAGTACAGAAAAGCATTAAATATTTTCAGAGAAAAATTAAATGAAGTTGCTGTTTTCAATTCTAACTTGGCTTACGCTACAAGATTGTTTACTGAACATACTACAACAAAATCAGAAAAAATAAATATCATGAGACGTTTTGACAACGTCGAAACAATCAAAGAGTCTAAAAATCTTTATCAAACTATTAAAGATGAATTAGGTTCAGTTGGTAAACCAATGGTTAAAGAATCTATCGTTGAAAACATTGATAGAACACCAACTAAAGGTTCAACTAACTTGGTTGAAAACAAGACATATGAAAATCCACAATTCTTAAGAATGAAGGACCTTATGTCAAAAATGAATAAATAAATAAAAATAAACTAAAAACAAACTAAATATTTTAAAAAATGGGAGCATTATTAGAATCAGGTCTTGTTGGTAACATCGGTCTTAAGCACCTTAAAGTTATCAAAGAAGATACTATTAACAAATGGGACAAATTAGGATTCTTGGAAGGTTTGAGAGGACACGTTAAAGAAAACATCGCTCAACTTTATGAAAACCAAGCATCTCACTTAATTAACGAAGCTGCTAGCACAGCATCAGACGGTTCTTTCGAAACGGTTGTATTTCCAATCGTAAGAAGAGTTTTCTCTAAATTGTTGGCTAACGACATCGTATCTGTACAAGCTATGAACTTACCTATCGGTAAATTGTTCTACTTCGTACCTAAAATTCAGGGTTATGACACAGGTCAAGACCCAACTGATGGTGGTACACACTTTGCACCTTATGGAGCACCTAATGGACCAGCAGCAACAAACACTGGTTATGGTGCAAACGATAAGAATTTGTATGACAGATTCTACGAAGGTAACGAAGCGTCATTAGACCCTCCAGGGTTATTTGACTATTCTAAAGGTAAGTTTAGTGCTGAAACATTGACAGCGTCTACACAAGCTTGGAGTGGTTCAGAATTAATCCAAAGTGGTTACAGTGCTGGTGAATACAGAAAAGTTATTATAGCTTTATCAGGATTTAATACTGCAGGTGCTGGTAAATTAATCGGACCTAGTGGTAACGAAATGGATTCTGAAGAGTTCTTATCTAGCTTATCAGTAACAACAAACACCGCTGTTGGTGTAGTTGCTAACGGTTTCTCAGGTTTGTCAGGTAACCAATTGTTTAGAGTTGTAACTCAAAAATACGGTAAAGGTATTGTACAATATGGTTCACAAGCAACAACAACATTCCCAACAACTGGTAATGGTGGTGTTTATGATAATATCTGTGATGCTAATGGTGTTATTTACTTAGAGGTTGATACTCAAGTTCCTTGTTCTATTGGTGCAAATTCAATGGACGGTTATTCAGGTATTACAACTGCTGTTAACACTACGTATAATAATGCGTTTAAATGTACTTATAGAGTTTACCAAAACTTAGAATTTGAAGATGAAATCGGTGAAGTTTCTTTTGATTTGGAATCAGTAACAGTTTCTGTAACTGAAAGAAAATTGAGAGCACAATGGTCTCCTGAATTAGCACAAGACGTTGCAGCATTCCACAACATTGACGCTGAAGCTGAATTAACGGCTTTATTGTCTGAGCAAGTTGCGGCAGAAATTGATAGAGAAATCTTGAGAGATTTGAGAAAAGGTGCAGCATGGACTTTGAGATGGGATTACAACGGTTGGAAAAGAGGTACAACTGCAAATCCATTAACACAATACACACAAAAAGATTGGAACCAAACATTGATTACTGCAATCAACCAACTTTCAGCTCAAATCCACAAATCAACATTGAGAGGTGGAGCTAACTGGATTGTTGTTTCTTCT